AACTCCGTTAAGCTACCATAAGCACCTGCCATTCCGTATCTATACCAGTTTGTGTATGAAGTAGCATCCGACTTTAAAAACACCCCTACCGATGTAGGGAAGCCATATAAAGCCCTAAATCCAAAAGGTATCTCTATTTCTTTCTTGTACTCCTTATTATTGTTGATATAAGCAAAGTAATCAATCTTGTTAAACTCGTATTCAGCCGTTAAAACAAACTGACTAACTGTGCAACTATTACCAACTTGGTTATTAAACTCTATTGTCAATTGTCCACTAATTGGGCAAGGTAAAGTAGAGAACGAAAACACCCCATCATCGCCTTCTGGTATTATGTAGCCAGAACTTGCTGTACTCTGCCAATCCTTATCATTGTTTAGATAATAAGTAGTAGTGCCATCAAATACAGTCATTGAAACATAACCTCTTGTACCAGCACCTCCATTTAAAAATAACATTGAGTACCTTAAAACCGCCGATGCACTAATCTTAGGCATAAAGTTGTTAATCATTCTTGTATAACCACCACCCCCTGCTCTTAGTAAAGTAATTTGAGCAAAAGACTCATTTGCGTTATCTACAATTGAAAATGAAGAACCAACCCCAACGTTGGTTACTGTCCAAGATTGTGGAGCAGATGTAAGATTAGGGTAAATCTTTAAGTTCCCATTATCTACTAAATTCTTCTCATAATCTATCTCTTTAGTAAACTCAACTCTATTAAATCCTTTAAGGATCAATTTAAACTGGTCATTATTTACATAATATAAACCACTCGTGTTTCCAGTATATCCTTGTATTGTGCTTAGAGTGTTTAGATTGCTTCCGCTTGTTACAACCGCTCCTAAATAATCGTATTCCGTAAAATAGTTATTAGTATTGGCAAACTCATTAATAGCTACAATCCACCATTTCCCACCAGCTTGGAACAACCTACAACCAAAAGACTTTACAATCTTATCTAATACATCATAACTATTCTCGTAGGTATAATCGTCATTTTAAAACGTTCTTATAGGTAAGTAAGTTTGACTAAATGGCTCGTATTCAGTGCCATCTTCTCTATCATTCATTCCACTTGCAAAATAAGAGCAAACTGTTACCAAGTTTGGATTTGTTGGAAAGTCTAATGCGTTTAAACAAGTTAAAATATAACTTAATACTGTTTGTAAAGTATTTGTTCTATTTCCAACGCTATTAATTTCTAAAGGAATGTTTTTAAGCATCCCTAACCCATCAACGCAGTTAAAAAATAATTGCTTTCTACCAGTTGAATAAGTGATTTGTACGTTATCTGATAATACCCACCCAATCCATTCTAAATTAGCCCCTAAATATAATTTAGCTAAATACTTTCTATCATTTAAAGTAACCAAGTTTGGAATGTTAGCTAAGTCGTTAGTTACATCAATTGTAACATTTAATTGACTTGAATAAAGTGCTTCATAAATTTCATCCGACTTTGGCAGATATTGTAGATCAATATTTATTCCATCGTATTCAATTAAACTACCAACATAGTTATCTTCTAAGATATATAAATATGCAGTTTTAGTAGTCTTTGTTGCGTATGTAATTTTATATTTATTTTGATATGCCATTATCTTCTAAAACTTAAGTTATTGTTTGCTCTTTGTGTTGCCAATACTAAATCCGAACCCCTTAATAGGAACTCACCAAAAAATCCTCCCAAACCTCCACCAAATCCAACTGCCCCTGCTGCTGCTTCACCAAAAGCACTTGTTCCACCAGTTAAAGCACCTAATATTGTTTTAAATAATAATGCTTGTGTAACCATTGAAATCAATTGAACTAATATTTGTTTAAATGTAGCTTCTAATGCTTTACCAACATCATCACCCATTATCATTGCACTAAATACTGATTCAAATGCTGGTGCTAAATTACCAACTATATCTCTTGTTAAATTTAAGTTATTATTAAACTGCTCTTGCTCTTTATTTTGCAACTTTGTCAAATCATACATTTGTTGTTGCGCCCAGTCATCTCCTTGTGCAGTTGCCTTTTTTTCTAAAACAGACTTTTCTTGTGCCAACGTTAAAGATGGTCTTTCAATAACTAATTGCCGTCTTCTATGATTTGGTAATGAAGAAAATTGTTGAATATATTTCTTTAAATCATCAGAAGCCGTACTTGTTTCAGTTTTTAATTTTGTAATACCATTAGTAACTGCATTAAAAGGATTATTTGCGCCAGTTCTAATCGTATCAGTTAAAGACTTATTTAATGATATTATTGATCCATTTAAACTTACCGCTTCTTGTGCAGCTTCTTTATAATTTTGTTTTGCCTTATCTATTGTGCCAGCTTGAACTATTGAAGCGTCAGCATATCCGTTTGTAAGCGTTTTAGACCTTTCAATAGTTTTATTATATTCATCTGCTGCTAATAATGCCCTTTTGTTTGCATCTGCTAATTTTATAGTCTTGTCAGCAATTTCATCTACATATCTTGAAGTGATAGCTTGTGAAATTAATGATTGAGTATATAAATCAACTGCTGCTCTTGCTTGTTCTGTTGTTTTAATTGTAGAAGCATATGCACTATTTACCTTTGCTAACTCTGCTATTACAAATTTCAAAGCATTTGCCCTTTTATCTTCTGCTATTGTAGCGTCTTCAGCAATTCCAATATATGCTTGTAATTTTATGCCACTTTCACTTGCACTTGCTTTTGCTTTATCTAAACTTGCTGCAAATTTATTTTCTGCTTCTTTTGCTTCATCTACACCTTTAACAAAGTTTGCAATCTTAGGTCCAAATGCAACAATCAATGAAGAAACTGCACCTAAAGCTAAACCAATACCAGCTGGACCCATTAAGCCACTTGCCATTGCCTTTAAAGCACTTGCAGTTCCGCCAGTTTCTTTTTGTAATCTTTGGAAACTTTCTAATAATGGGTTTAAGTTGTTTGCAATACCTATAAATCCATAAGGAGCATCTTGGGCAACTCTTGACAAGTTAGTTAAAGCATTTGTAGCAGCCCCACTTGATTGTGGAATTTGCCTCATTGCGTTACCCAAATTATTGGTCGCAGTTATTGTCTGGTTTATATTCGCTACCGCTTCTTTATTGTCGGCGGTAATGGTAATTTTGAGCGTTTCTTGTGCCATCTTATTTATTTAACTCCATACATTTTTAAAGTCCTTGCTAATTGATCTTGCGTTAATTTAGGACTATCATCAACTTCCTCTACATCACTTGGCAATGGGAAAAATGCTTTTAAACTTTTAGGACTTTTGTCAGTAGTATTTGACTTATATATCAAATAGGCTATTGTTCTTGTCCTTTCCCATTCCTTAATCTGCTTATTGTCATAAGCCATTTTATATAATAAAAATTCTCGCCATGTCAATTGCCAAAACTCTTCTATCGTTAAGCCAACCTCCAAAGCGAGAATTAATATTGAATCCCAACTATAAAAACCTAATTTTTTTTTTCAGCCGTTGACTTACTTTCTTTTAACTCTGGCACCATTGAATTTTGCATATACTTCATAAATTCAACTAATTGACCATCCTTAGCAGTTAATCCGCCAACTTCGTCAATCCAATCGCATACATCAAATTCCTCAAAATCAATAGGCTTCTTTAGGCTCTTATATCCACTCTCGGCAGAGGCTTGTACTATATGAACAATTGTGTCCATTTCATACACTCCAGACGATAAAACATTGATTAACTCCATTAGATTTTTTTTCTCTAATTCGCAAAATCGTTTCATCGCCCAAGTTCCCCACCTTAAAGGTATTGTTGTTTCTTTAAGTTTTAACTCGTACATAGTTCTTGTTGTTGTTTTTTATTATACTGTTTCTGTTTGTGCAATAGGCGGTACACTAACTACAAATGTTGCAGTAAATTTAACATCATCAGCATCATCAGCAGTTACACCGAAATCACTAATAAATACTAAAGAACCTGCTCCACCATAAGTAATATCTCCACTTGTTGGAGTAGCTTTACCCATCTTAATTGCGAACAAAGTTTTAGCTGCGTGTGCAGTATATAATTGTTGGTAAGAATCTTTACTTGGAGTACCAGTTTCGTCAATTGCAAAACCTTCACAATCAAATGATTGAGAAAATACTGGACTTGGAGTGTAAGAGTTACCGCACTTTGAAGTTGAATCAATAGTGTCGTTAGTTGATGTTAAAGAGTTAGTTGTAAGACAAGCAACTGGTTTAAATGTACCATCGTTGTTTATGTCTGCAAGTAGGATATAATCTCTACCGCTTACTTTAGTTTCTGCCATTTTATTTAATTTTGAGTTATTATTATGTTATATGATATAATCGTTCTAAATACGTTATCAGTTGGGTTTAATCCGTCTAAGTTTCTAATACTTGCTACAACTAAAGTTGAACTATAAAAGCCATTCGCTAAAGTTATATTCGTATCCGAGTTAATAGCCGTAAGAACCAAATTGCTAATTTCTTCAGCACGTTTATAGCCAAAGTTAGCATTTTTTGTAACAATGTCCACATCAATTGTAATTCCATTAGTATAACCGCTTTTGCCTTGTTCTTGACTTGATGTTCTGCCAGTCATTACAATATATTCTTCCCCTGCTCCAGTTGGTGCAATACCATCATAAACTACTAAACTTGTAGCACTTGTTAAATTGGTATAAAACCATTTCTTTATTTCTATATTAGGGTTAAGCATTTAATAATTTTTTAAGTCTTTGTATTAATTTAGGCTTCTCTTGTTCGTAAGCTGGTATTAAAAATGGTTGCGGTCTAAGTCCTTTTTGCAAGATACTTCTTGCTATTACATAAGCGACACCTTTGTCATTTTTGCCATTTCCAATGCCTTTCCTTTTAACCCACAAAGTTAAAGCATCAACCATATCTTTAAACTTACCTCCTTTGCCTCCTTTAAATGTTTTTGCATACGCTTGAAAGTCAGCTGGCACACTTACCTGTCCGCCAGTTCCAAACTCTACGTATGGACTATAACTTGCAGTTGACTCAACTCCAAAAGTTAAGTCGCTTACTTTCTCT